AAGAAAGATTACTTGCATTTAATGCAGTTAAAGTTGATCCATCTCCAATAAATGTTTTACCACTAGCAACTTGAATATGTTCAGAAGATGTCCATGCATCTGTTGAATTAACCCAATTAAATGTTTTATCTGTAGCACCTTTTAAAGTCCAACCTCCTCCATCAGCAGTAGTATCTGAAGGACTAGAAACTTTTCCAAGAGTTATATTTTTATCTTCTACATCTAAATTAGTAGTATCAATTGTAGTAGTTGTTCCATTAACTGTTAAATCTCCACCTATTGTGACATTATTAGTAACAGATAAAGTACTTAAACTATTAATAATGGGAGCTGTTAATGTTTTATTCGTTAAAGTTTGTGTATCTGTTAAACCTACTAAAGCACTAGAAGGAGCTGTTATACTTGTTCCCCATGCTGAACCTGTGCTTAATGCAATTCCTGCACCTGGATAAACAGTTGACGCATCAGGACCCCAAACTAAATTTCCACTTCCATCTAGTTCTAAAACCTGTCCTTCACTACCACCAGTAGCACTTAATTTAGTAGCAGTTACGGCTTGGTTAGTAATATCAGATGTTCCGACAGGAGCAGAATATCTGGGTGCCTGTGTTCCTATGTATCCCATGATTTAAATAGAAGTATCTTGAGGGTTAAGCATGTATGAAACAGTTATATCTATCGAACTTGCAGCAGTTGCGTAAGCTTTTAGCCAATCTCCTGGTTCAATAATCATCTTATTTCCTGCCATAAATTCCAAAGAGGATTTACTAGGAATAACTCCAGAAGTTATTAATGAACCAACAACTTCACTTCCTGTTCCACCGGCTTTAATCAGTTGAACAGTTACATTTTGAGAGTTAGCATTTTTATTTGAAGCTAAAATACTAAGAACAACGCCGTAGGTGGATGCAGGAACACCACTTGCATTTGTTGCTCCTGTAATGATTGCAGTCGGTGAACCAGAACTGTTCGATACATCTTTTCGAATAACCGAGATAAAACGAGCCATTTATAAATAAAGTTCTAGCATGTTATCTATTATTTTACGCTGCCTTATCCAAGAGCAATTGCAAATACAATTGAGGTATCACTTGCATAGCTTTGTGTCGCAACTGTATCTCCACTCATTTTTATAGTTACACCAGTAATTAAAGTTGTTCCAGTAATATTGGCAGCTGTTAAATTTGTAAATTGACCTGCAGTACCAGTTACTGTAGCTCCAGATACTTTGGTGGTACCTACAACTGTTGCTCCTGTTATTAAGGGTGCTAAAACTTTTGTAGTACCTGTAACTGTTACACCTTGAATGATATCTTTTCCTTCAATTACTCCTGTAACTGTTAAATCATCTCTTACAATTACATCATCAGTAACATTCAAATCTACTGCATTAACAGTAGTAAAGTTAGCCGTAGTTCCCGTTACAGTTGTACCTGAAACTAAAGTAGTACCTACAACTGTTCCTCCAGTAATTAAAGGAGAAAGAAGTTTTGTACTTCCTGTAATTACAGTTCCCGTAAGAGTTCCAAGTAATGTAGTATCTCCACTTACTGTGACATCATCTGCAACTACAAAATCATCATCAACAGTAAAATCTTGAGCAGTTACATTAGTGAAATTAGCCGTAGTTCCAGTAAAGGTAGTTCCTGTGATATTGGTTGCAGTTAAATTTGTAAATTTACCGTGGGTACCAGTTACTGTTACACCGCTGATAGTTTGTCCACTTATATCTGTACCTTTTATATAAGTACCTGTAATTGTGGTACCACTTATTGTGCCTGTTACTGTTGCATTTGTTTTAACAATTAATGCATTAAAAGTAGAAGTTCCTGTTGAACTTATAGTATTTACAGTAGTTGCGCCTGAAACTGTTAAATTATCTTCTACAATTACATTTCCACTTATTGTTCCTCCTGTTTTAGGAATATAAAAAAGATTTAAATAAGCTTTTGTACCTGATACAGTTAACTTTTTATTTTTTAACGCAGGGTCTGGTTCAGAAATGCGTACTATATTAAAAAGATCAGCATCAGCTAGATTTAAACCAGCTTGTTCTTGTAATTCGCTTATTCGACGGTTTGCCACAAGCCACTATATTACACATCTATTTAATAATTATAGATCTAGTATTCTGTTAATTATTTTATTTGAACTTCAATTTTTGGTAAAACATTACGAACAAACCCCCAGCTAAATTGAATACCTGTAACTATTCCACAAGCTAATAACAATACCAAGATGATTTCTGCAATAGTTAAATTCCTTCGTACGTAGACTATTTGTTTATTAGGAGCGAAATTTCCTGGGTTTTGCGCTAAAGTTTGTTGTATAGCTAGTTGTCTAGCTCTAGCTTTCATCTCTTCCACTTGTTCGAATGTAATTTGAGGTTGTGGTTCAGGAAGTTGGTTAACAGGTTGTTGAATAGGTCTCTGGCTAGGTGGTACTTGTTCGTCCATGATGCAAATTATTTCTTACACATTAGCATCTAATTAATAGGAGTGGTATTATGTCAAATGGATTAAAGAAAGGCTTAGAGGATATAGCGTGGGAATTAAAGGGAATAAAAAATATTTTATCTTCTATATGGCACAGTAAGTATGAAAAAGGAGAAACAGATATATTAAGTCCTGAAGCTTTTTCAGATGAATATATTTCTACTGAAGAATGTTCACGAAGACTTGGAGTTTCTGATCAAACTTTAAGAAATTGGATGGCAATAGGACGTAAGAATCCAAGCAAAGGTTGGGTCGAAGGAATACATTATGTAAATGCTTCTCCTGATTCAGGAAGAAAAGCTTTAATACGAATACCTTGGAATCATTTAGTCAAATCATTTGCAAAAAATAGAGATCTAGTTTCACAGGATTATAGGAAGCAAGCTTCTCCTATGTATGTATCTACTAGCAGTGGAAAATTGACATGATTTCACATCGTTTTAATAATATAAAAATTGAAGAAATAACCTTAGAAAATTACACTGAAAGATTGCCAGAATCATTAGTTAAACAGGTAAAAATTTTTATACCACCTGAAGGTTCCTTTGATACCAAATGTTTACAAAGATACTTAGAAAATGTAAAGAACTATGAGCAGGAAGATGTAAATTCTAATATGACATTAGCGAATAGATTGAGATTAGCTTTTAAAGATATGCAACCAGATACTATATGCGGTAAATTTCCTAAAGCAGAATTACCTTTAAAACGACGATTAAGATGTGTAGCTGAATATTTAATAAGATCTGGCGAATTTAATAAGGTAAGAGACCAAGAAGGTAAACTTGTAAAGAAAAGAGGCATCTTAGGTAAAATGGTTGTCTTGTATCAACCAATGCCTAAACTAGTAGAATCATTAACTCGTCAAGGATTAATAGCAAAATGAACAGGAGAGAACAACTACTTGCATCCATCATCGGTAAAGAAATGGATGAAACAAAAGCTAAAATGCTAGACACAACAATAAAATTTATATTGGGAGATTTAGGTGAACAATATTTAAAATTCTGGAACGCAGAAGGACCAGGAGTCATGGTATTTCAACCAACTAATAAAGAGAGATCTATGTTTTTTATGACATTAGAAGAACTCCATTCTGCTCAGGAGAAATCGGAAAACGAAAATAACGGTGATTTAGCAGAAAGCTTTAGACGAATACTTGAACGAGCAAAAGATATAGATCCTAAAAAACTTGCAGGATACATAATAAATGATAAAGAAGGAATGAGATACTTTCAAATAGATTATAACTATATAGATGAAGTACCTGATTTAGCTCCTTGCTCTATAGATCCATAGATCAGTGGCAATACATGATATAAGGAAAAGAAGGGAGGATTTAGAGTTAATAACTAATTATGATTTAATTGCATCAGCACATGCTTTATTAGAAGGAATTGAATTAGATGTAGCTAGTTCTAAAACAGCTAATAAATATGTTGAAGCAGATAACTTTTTTTCTCCTTCTGATGATGGACTAAATTCCCAACAATGGTATGGAAATGTATATTTATTTCCTCCCAGTGGAGCATATTTTTGGGATAAAAAAAATGAAAGATGGAAAATGACAAGAGCATCTTCACCTAGCCTTACATCTTCACATGCGGTCTGGTTTAGGAAACTATATAACTGTTGGTTAGCAGGAGAAATTAAACAAGGTTTATATTTTACAAACTGTCCAGATATGATCAGATACGAACAAAAGATATTTGATTTTCCTATTTGTATATTAAAAACTGCACCTTTATTATTAAAAAATACAAGTGAAGGAGTTAGTCCCCATAAAACTTGTACATCATTCTTGGTATATATTCCACCAATGGAAGGGTCAGCAGATTCTATAGAAAAATTTATAGATATCTATTCTGAAAAAGGTAAAATCCTTTGTTAGATTATTTATACGCAAATAGGAAATGTATGAGTATCTTGTCTGATTGGGAGATTAAAGCGTTGTCTTTAGGTGGCGAATTAATCTCTCCTTTTATTGATAAAGTAGTATCTGAAGAAAATGGAAAACGTGTATTAAGTTATGGATTAGGTTCTTACGGTTACGATATTCGTTTATCTCCAAACCAATGTCTATTATTTGGAGGCACATCATCAGGTGATTGTGATCCAAAAGATTTCAATCCCGACATATTAAAAGAAACTGATCTCCATGAAGATGTAAGAGGACAATATTTTTTACTTCCTCCTTATGGCTATTGTTTATGTGTAGCTCATGAAAGACTGAAGTTACCAGAAGATATAACAGTAATTGCTGCGGGAAAATCTAGTTATGCACGAACAGGAATACTATGTAATATCACACCAGCCGAAGGCGGGTGGGAAGGTTATTTAACGTTAGAAATTAGTAACTGCACAAGTCTTTGGAATAGAATCTATGCAAATGAAGGGATAACACAATTGCTTTTCTATAGAGGTAAACCCTGCTCAATTAGCTATAAAGATAGAAAAGGAAAGTATCAAAACCAACCAAAAGAGGTAGTGACAGCTTCAGTTTAACTAAACGTATCTAGATAATTAAAAGCTTTACCAGCATTAGGCTTAGGCTTATGTGCATATTCAGTAGAACCTGCTCCTGGATCACCAAAGTTACCAGATCTCTGGCTTGGTAACTCTACTCCACGTAGATCTGCTTTACTTATAGGAGTTCTTCCTCTAACAGTAGGTTCTGAGATACCTCTTCTTTGTTTATATTCTCCAGCAGCACGTACTGATTTCATAAATTTACTTATTCGTTCTTGACTAGGTTCTTGATCTTTTGGATAAGAAAAATCTCTCTTTACATCTTTATAGATATCTCTTTCTTCTGGATCTAAACGTCTTAAATCTACATCTCTTTGATCTTCCGGATTTAAATCAGATACTTCAATTCCAGAAGTACCTGAATCCCTCTGAGGGTCGTAAGTTGAGTCGTAGAATCTTGCCATGATAATATTGTAAAAGCAGTACATCAAAGTTTATATATTGCTATGGCTGGTTCGAGCTTTTTAGGAAAATTCGTCAAAGACGAATTAGATTGTCATTATGTAACTCCAGAAGATTTTGGTTGTCATCTTGATAATGAAAATAATGATATTCCCTTGTATGATCAATACAATAGAGGACTTGCATTATGCGAACAGGGAATGGAAAGAAAGAATCTAGCAACAGAAGGACAACCAAGGGGAGGACTGACGGGATATATACCCTCGATGGAACAAGCTCAGTCTTATCCGGGATCGACTCCAAGATCGGAGAAGATAGTAATAGCATTGGGAGCACCATCGGAGCAAATGAAAATGGAATCAATGAAGCGGCGTGGTTTGACCCGATAGATGAAACATCTCCAAAGATGCGTATGGCAGGTCCAGAAGAATCTAAAAATGAAAGAGTAATCAGCGACTGTCCTGATGGAGTATGTCCTGTTCCGTGGGCAGTAAAAGAAGAACCATCACCTTCGATTGATGAAACGCCTATTAAAAATTACAGTAGTTCTTCTATATCAAAAGTAATAGAAACTCAGATGCATCATTTTGATGCTGTAGAAAGACCAATGCATTATGCAGCTGGTAGTATTGAATGTATTGATGCTATTGAAGCTCAGTTAAGTGCAGAGGAATTTCGGGGTTATCTAAAAGGAAATATTAATAAATATATTTGGAGAGAAAAGAATAAAGGTAAAGTCGAATCTTTAAAAAAAGCTAGGTGGTATTTAGATAGATTAATAAAACTAGGCGGTTAAAAAATCTTCGTTATCTTCATCGTCATCAAAATCATCATCTATTTCTTCTGAATGCCTAACTCCTAGTTGTGTTAGTTCAATATCAGTAGGTACATCAAAATCTATATTTACATTTTCATCTGCCATTAAAGACTTAAGGGCATGCCATTCCATAAGACGCTGATGATATAGACGAAGTAAAGCTAACTGTAATTGATCCCAGGTCATTTCTTTAGAATGAAGCTCAGCTTTTCGCATAGAAAACTGAAGCTCTAATGGCAGTTGAAAGGATTTAGGCTCAACTGGCTTATCCATTAAGTTTCATTACTTATACAGTTATTCTACGCCTATCTGTCAAATATGTAATCATATCTATCTTGGATAGTATAATAATCTTCTAAAGATAGTACTGCAGGATCTAAATCTTTATTTTTAATTTCAAAGCTATTTATAAATTTAGCAAGTAAATAAGAACTGATTTTACTTTCTAATTCATTAATCGCTTCTGTCTGAGGAGGAGAACCATCATAGTTACGAAAAGCTGCTAATAGAACTCCTATTGGTAGATCATGTGAGTTATTTACCTCGCTAAGAAATAGATTTACTTCTTCTTTTCTTCTATCAAGTAACTGACCAATAGCCTTATGTTCATAATCAAATATCCACTGATTCATTTTCTCAGCAGCTTTATAGAAATCTTCATTGTCAATAAGATCTACGATTTCACTGTAAAGAAAAGGCTCCCATCCTACAGAATGAACAAATGAAATAAGAGCCTGTTTCATACTGTTATCTAAACCTATATTTAATCTATTTAATTCTTCATCAATAAGATTGACTTCATGAAAAAGATACTCTAAAGCCTTATCTCTAGTACATTTATGACCTCGTTTTACAGGGCTCCCATCAGGGTAATACTGAGTGCCAAAACCAAAAGTATAAGGTTCTTTTCCTGTGGACGGATCTTCGTAAGCTTTTTCATTGTAACCCTCATATTTTTGAATTAACGTAACAGCTTTCGAAAAATCTGTCATAAAAGTTATAACTATTCATTAATAATAATACATAATTTTATTACTTTGTGTACTAATTTCGCTACTTAAATTAAAAGAAATTAAATCCACTAGTAAAGTCAGCTAAGATTTCTTGTCCTTTTTTACTCTTATAATCATCATCTTCCTCATCATCGTCTACAAAAGGATCAAAACTAAATATACTTGATTTCTTCTCTTCTTTATCCTTACTTTCATCTGTAGATTTCTTAGTAGTAGATCCAAAATCATCTCCTAAGAAACTTTCTACACTAGTTAAAGCTGCATAAGGATCACTATCATCCCAATCACCTAAAGTAATCTTTCCATCCTTACTTCCTGCTTCAGTAAGAAGTTTTTGACTACTTGGATCTAAGTCAGGAAAGACATTCTCATAAAAATCATCTTCTGATCCTTCGTATCCAGCACCTTGAAAGATTTTAAATAGCTGTGTATCTCCTTTTAGCTGATCAGCTGGTTTATAGTCTTCCTCTCTTTGGATATAATCTATACCTAATAATTCTTGAGTAGGTCTTTCTTTTTTCTCATTTAAATATTTAATAGATTGTCTCATGTCAAGAGCAGAATTACCACTCATTCCGTCTATAATATATTGTTTTAATTCATCAAAACTTCCTGTAAATCCTTCAATAAGACTATTTCCATCGGCTCCCGTAAGAGCATCTGTCCAAGTATCTGGAGCATTTGGATCTACGCCTTCTAGAACATCATCTGCAAACTCCTCAGGACGTATAAATTCTCCAAATACACTTGGCTGTCGAGCTACTTCATCTTGTAAAGCAGGAAAAATCTTTGTATAAATTAGCTCCTTAACTTTGCCAGGACTCATAATATCTTCTGCTCCATCAAATTTATAATTCTCATGTTGTCCTTTAATTTGATAATGTAACCTTGCAAATTGACTTGCATTATTTACATCACTTCCAAACCGATAAGCTTGCTGTGCCCATGTGCCTAATCCTGGATTTAATTCATCAACTAATTCATTCGGATTATTTTTAGCTGTTTCCCAATCTGCTGCTACTAAATCTCTTTGTCGTTCATAATCAGCTTCTCTTACTTTATTCATTCCGGCTGTTCCAGTAGGATCTAAATAAAAATCAGCATCGAATGCTCTATCGCTTTCTTGTCTTAATGCATCTAAATAACTATCTGCACGTGCTTGTCCTACTTGTTTAACAGCATTAAGAATATCTTGTGTTTGAAAAGGGTTTTGTTCTTCTTGTCTTACATCTAAATACTCAATAAATTCACTCATAGACCTAGATTCATCAAATCTAGGTTTTAAATAATTATTAATATAATTTTCAGCGAATTCTTTTTGAACTTGAATATTTCGGTCTGCATCATCTACTGTGTAACCTAAATTAAGATCATCTTGATATTTTTGTGATATCTTTTCATCAAACCATTTTTGCCAGTTATAAACAACTTCATTTTTTACACCAGTAATATTACTTAAACTCTTTTCTAATTTCTCCTCACTAAATTCATCATCTCCAGTAATTGCTAGGTAACCTCCTATGCCACTATCACCTAAAATTGAATTACTTAAAGTTTCGTTTATATTTAGTACTTCATTAAATTGGCCAAAATTTCTATACATTGCTAATTCGCCTTCTTTTGCTTTAGCTCGTTTCATTTCTGCAATTGCATCTTTTAAAACGTTTTGATTTAAAGCTCCAAATCTTTCTACATTTAATAATGCTTGTGTACCTACAGCTTCAGTAATCCTATCTTCTATATCAGTAATTCCTGAACCTGTTCCAACTAATTGATCTAAAACTTTTTTATGTTCTTCATTAGGTTCAATACCACGAGCTTGGTTTCCTGAAGCCGAAATTCTAAATAAAGATGCAAATTGATTTGCATTATCTATATCTAAATAATTATCAGCAGCTAATTTTGTCCAGTAACTATCTTCACCTTCTTTTTTAGCAGCTTTTGCATCTTCCCATGCTGCTTTAATTTCGGGTACATCATTAACCATATCTATGTCTTCATCCACAATTCCTAGTTGCTTGTCTCTAGCTGCCATTAAATCAGCATCTGTCTGATTTTCCCATCCACCTTCTTGTACATCTGGTGCCTCTTCTAGATAATCTCTAGCCATATTTAATACTTCAGCTTCATTACCTCTAGCTCCAGCATCTTTACCTACTGTTGTGTAATGCCACCACATATAATTATTTTTTCCATATCTTTCTGTGAAATCTATATCATCTTCTGCTACGGCTTGCTGATATCTATCTCTAGCGACAGCATTAGTACTTGAATAATAATTAGGATCAAAGGAACCATACTCGGGAGTAGCACCTAAAGAGTTATCCCATTTTTCTAATTTTTCATCTCTATAAAAATCTTTATACACATCTTTTATCTGACCTAAAATTCTATTAGCATTAGAGTTAGATATTCCTGCTTCTAACAACTCTTCCTTTGTTAATTTATCTCTTTGATTAACATAATCACCTCCTTGAGTTCTATTAGCTATGGCTTTCATTTTGTCATATAAGACATTCTTTGCAGCATTTTTTCTATTTGTTTCTTTATTTAAATTGCTGATTCTATCTGCTTCTTCATTTTGATATCTATTGTATTCATCATCTATATCTACAGTTATATTTTGCATCTGAGTTCGTCCGGCAAAACTTGCTCTTGAACTATTCCTATAGTAACTATCTCCACTATCAATATCATGGATAAAAGTAGGAGAATAAATATAACCTTTCTCACCTGTATCTAAATCTGTTATTGCTGGAATAGGTTGAGTTCTATAAGTTTTACCAGAGCCACTCATAGGTACAGTATATATATTTAATTCACCTCTATTTCCCTCTCGAAAATTCCATGCCCAATCAACTAAGTTATCACTATTGTTATCTATTAAATGACGTTCAACTAAATGTCGCCAAGGGCGATCATTATCTCCATATTGTGGTGGACGACTTACATTTAATTCCATCCAAATTCCTTGACTAGAGTTTTGCCAAGTAGGTTTTTCAGTAGTTACTCCTATCTCATTGTTATAAGATACGTTATTGCGTCTATCCCGTATAGTACCTAGATTTCTAGCTACTACATATAGTTTTTGTGGCTCTAATCCAGTTTCTTTAGTAGGTTCTTTAGGAATATCTTCTTGATAGTCAGTGGACTCATTATCTCCTACAAATTGATCGCCATCCCAAACCAAAGAAATTGAACCTATGTTATCAGTATCGCCTGAAATTTCTTTTATTGTCTTTTTATAATTCTCAAATGCTCTTTCTCGAGTTGCTCTATATTCGTCTGCGTAACCCATTAATCTAACTAGATTTTATTAGCTCTAATTCATTATAAAATATACGATTAAAAGATTCTTTCATCCAATTTTTAATTTTAAGTAATCTCAAATCACTATAAAAAATTTGATCTATATACCATTCTTCCATATCACAACTTCCTTTATCAGCATTACAGTTACGACAAGCTGGGATTAAATTATTTCTGTTACTAGAACCTGATTTGAATTTTGGAATTATATGATCAAGAGATGTAGCTTTATCCCCACAATATCCACATTGATGATTCCAAGCTTCATATATTGATTGTCGATATCGTTTCTTTGCTAGTTTCGGAGTAACTTCGATGAGCAGGGAAAGTGGTTCCTGTTCATTTTGAAACATACTCAAAATCGCTGTTACTTAATTTTAAGTTGTCCTATACGTACTTCCTGACATAAAAAAATAGTTAAGACTGTTGACAGTTAATTCAGTTCGTATACTGTAACAGTGTTTGCATTTCTTAACTATGTCTATTAAAGCTGACACTGGCTGGGTTTCCGTAAGAAGAGCTACCCAAATTTTAGATATTGATAAAGCCACTCTTTTTAAGTGGCGTGATGATGGGACTCTAAAGCTTGGACCAGATTATGCAGCTTTTCCGAAAACAAGATCCAGAGATAGCTTTAAATACAATATAGGAAATGTAAAAGCAAAACTAAGAAAGAAAGGATTAATCTCTGTATAAATTCATAAAAGAAAACCCAGTAGCTTAATGTTACTGGGTCTTTTTATGTTTAAATTTACCAGAGTCCTGGGATTATTTGTCCATTGAAAGCGTAAGAAATCATAATGATCCAAAAAGCCATCATTGCGAATCTACCATTGGCACGTTGCCAAATTGCTATGTTTTCCATTTACCAGATACCAGGAATAATTTGTCCAGTTGTAAAGTATGCTCCAAATAAAGCAACCATACCGATCATTGCTAAGCGACCATTAAGCTCTTCGGCTTCTATGACATATCCTTTATAAGTTTCATCTATATAAGGTTTTGTCTCTTTTGCAAAAATGTTTTGCTTGCCGTATTCAGTAATTATGTGAGAATCCATTAAAAGATACCTGGGATGATTTGTCCAGTTGTTACATAGGCACCAAAAGCTGCAACGATACCAAGCATTGCCATCCAACCGTTAAACTTTTCTGCTTCAGGAGTCATGAGAATAATAATTTGACTACTTATATATTACATTAAGTTTTGTTAAGTACTAGGTAGTTATCCCTACTAATATTTCATGCATTAAAAAACCCCTGTATTTACAAGGGTTTTGATAAGAGTTTTAATTTAAAAACTTAGAAAGAATACTTAACACCTACTTTAGTGCCGTAAGTACCATCATTGTTTGTATCAGAATCAGCTGTCAAAAGTGAAAGCTCGCCATAAACATTAAGCTTTTCAGTTGCAGCAAAAGAGCCACCAGCTTTTGCAGAGAACCTTGTATCACTGTCAGCACCGTCAGGGCGAACCACAGCTGGTCCTCCTTGAACGTAGTAGCCAATAGAACCAACTTCACCTTCATAGCCGAGATGGAGGTCTGTAGTTGCTGATGTGTAGTTCGAGCCTGTATATGATCCATTGTTCTCAACATTGACGTAGACACCTGCAAAAGCAGAAGGAACAGCAAGAGTACTGACTGCAGCTACGCTAAGAAATGATTTAATCATTTTAAAGTAATTTACTAATGATTTTGAATATAGCATTAAAAAGGTAGATATAAATACTTAATCAGACAGTTAATTAATTATCATCTTTTAAAGCCTGTATGACTAAAACTATTAAAAAAGCAGTTAGATATGTCCAAGCAAAGGTATATGCAAACTCATTCATTGCCCTACAAGACTAGGAATAATATTCACATCTAATCCAAGAAAAGGAGGTATTTTTCCAAGAATCCTGAATAAACCGTCAACAAAAGCAGCTAAACAAAAGAAACCAAGAATGGCACTAATCAGTGTTGCAGTTTTATTATGTTTGTCCATTGCAATTTCAATAGACTTATCAATCATTTTTTTAACGTCTTCTTTATTCATCTTCAATTTGTATGTATATTTATTGTATTAAAAGATTACCAAAAAAAAGCCTCTCGTTAAGAGAGGCGTATCAAAGTAACTTAGTAAGTACGGAATACTGGCATATTACCTCTCTTTATACCTCGCATAATTTGAGGGAAGGTTTGCAATGATTTATCATAATCAAAACCTTGTGAAGCTGGTATTCCTCCTGGAATAAAG